TCAATCGTTCGACTTGCGTTCCGCGCGATGCGCGGCCCTGAGTCGAGCGACCTTTCGCGACTTCCCGATCGTCCCGCGGACATATCGAGCCGTCGTCGAAACTTGCGAATGCGCAGCGGCCGATCGGATATCGTCGAGATCGGCGCCGGCGTCGTCGGCCTCCGATATCCCGCCCGCTCGCGCATCCATATTCCAGACGCCTTTTGGTACGCCTGCCTTCTCGGCGATCGCGCGCCACTCACGCGCATAGGCGTGTTCGGCATACGGGCGGCCAGCCGTTTCGTCGATGATGATCGGGCCGACGCGGCGATCGGCCGGGACAAGAGCGATCATCTTCATCGCGAGCGGACAAAGCCGCAGATCATGCGCGGCGATCGCGCCCGTCTTCGTCGTTTGCTTGTAGAGCTCGAAGTCGGCGCTGAGATCGGCCCATGTCAGGCCGTTGGTCCAGCGGCGACCGCCGAGCACAATTCCCGAGGCCGCGGCGCCCGCTGGCAGGGGTTGCCACTCGCCGATGACGTCTCGTTGCCGGAGCGTCGTTTCGAACTGTAGGACCGTCCCTAGCGCGAGAGAGACGCGCTTTTCTTCGATCGCTTTCGCGACGATGCTTTCGACATGCGCAAGCGTCAGCTTCTCACGTCTCGGCGCCGGCGCTTCGAATTCCGTCGCCTTCAGGATCGCCGATAGGCGAGGGCACTCGGACAGTTCGGCGGCGACGCCGTAGGCGACGATCCGCCGAACCATCGATATCAGCCCATGCGCCTTGCGAAGCCGTTCGGGCCCGCCAGGTGCCTTCGGCTTCCGGGCTGCATCATACCAGCGCCGGAAATCATCAAGGCCGAGCCGCGCCAGCGCGCGCCCACCTACAGCCTTGTCCAGCGACGCGAGAACCTGATCGTAGGTGCGCGCCGTGTTCCATTTGATGCGACGATAAGGGCTCGCCGCGTCTGTCTGGTAGCGGCGGATCAGATCCCCGACCGTCCCATTGAACGTCGCCCGTTGGACACCACGATTGGCGGACCATTCGAGCATCTCAGCTTGCAACTTCATGCAGGCGGCGGAAACAAGCGCGTGTTGCGCGGGGTCGGTCCAGTCGTAATGCAGCGGGACTGTCGGCGGGCGATAGCCGGCCTTCACCAGATCGGCGCGGGCGCACCAATACAGGCGCATCCTGCCGTCTTTGTTCGGCCTCCTCTTGAGGCCAGGGGTTTCAAAGTTCATCGAGCTTTTCTCCTCCATCGGGTTGGGAGGGCTCGACGGTAGCGAGGGCGTATCGGCGATGCCAGTAGGCTTCGACGGCAGGCCAGAAGCGACCGCCCATCATAGGGTCGACGCGGGGCAGGCCATCGCGCTCCAAGATAGGCGCCTTGGCTCGCCATTCCGGCAAGGTCTGCGACAGGCGGCGCGCGATCTCGGCCTCGCACGGGAACAGTCCCTGCGTCTTGACCTTCTCGCCCGTCGATATGGTCGCGGACCTTGGCATGTGCTCCTTCTCGAATTCCTTGGCCGCCTTCGGCGATTGACGGGATCTTCACTCGGTCCGGGGGCCCGATCGCCTTTCTCGCTGTCGGACGGGCGGCCATCGCCCTCAATGAACCCCCCGGTGAGCCTTAAACCGGAACGTGGTTCAGTCGGACGCGGACGCTCGCGGCGCCGGCCAGGACGCCTTCAGTCACGACGCCGACCCAAGCGAGGCCGTTCGCCGCAGCGGCGATATCTTTCGCCGCTGTGTCGAAATACGCCTTGTCGCCCTGTGCAAACGCGACGCCGGCGGCCTTCGGAAGATCGAAGACGCCTTCGGTTGTGATTTCCAGCGGGGCGCCTGCCGGCGCGCTGTAGGCGGCGACGCCGAACAGAGAGCCGATCTTGACGGGATCGCCGGACGACACGCCGCCGGCCGGTGCGGTGACGGTGAGATTGCAGCCAGGCTGCACAAAGTTTTTCATGACCTACAGTCCTTTCGAAGCGGCGATGCGCACGGTGTGAATGCGCCCGCCCTGAAGCTTGGAAATGCGGCGCTCGCAATCGGCGATCGCGAGCGTCAGATCCTTGTCGCTCTTGAAACGAACGCGTTCTTCAGCGTCGAGCGTGCGCGTCATGATCTCGCTTTCGCCGCCGTACCGCAGCTTGAGGAGATCAGCGAGCCGAGCCTGAAGATCGTCCAGTTCAAGAGCCATGTTGCTTACGCTCCCGCGTTGCGATGCCAGCCGCGCCAGTCGACGAAGCCGCCGCCGAAGTCGAGACGCACTCGGAAGCGAACGCCGTCGACGTCGAAGCCGACTTCGGACGTGATCTGCGGACCCGCTGCGCCCTCGAGATACGCGTATTCGAGCCCGTCGATTTCGGCGGGATCGGCGACGAGATACCACTCGCCGCTGATGCGCGGGTCGACGACGACTTCGAGCTTCGACTGGAAGGGGTTCACTTCCTGCGAAACGACCGGCGTAATCGTCGACACAGCCTTCTCGGCTTCCGTCTCGCGATCGGCGCCGACAAGGATGTATTTCGGCGTGACAGCGATCAGTTCGCCGAGAAGGCCCTTCTGCAGGCGCATCGCCTGGCGGGCCGCCGAGAGGCTGTCGACGCCGATCGGCGCCGCCGAGCCGGCGATATTGCCGTGATCCGCATGAAAGAGCGTCTTGCCGTCGCTCATTGCCGGGTTGTTGACGACAAGATCGGCGAGAAAGTTCGCTTCGAACGCCGCCGACGCCTGACCCATGCGCCGCATCACGTCGGTAAAGGCGCCGAGATCGTCGTTGATCATCGCCTGTCGAGTGAGGCCGACGATGCGACCAAACGTGTCGACCTTGTAGCTTTCCTGCGCCTCGGCCATCGCGCCCGACTTGAACTCGCCGGATTCGTTCAACGGCTCCAACGTCGGCGCCGTCGAAAACTGAATTCGATGCTTCGAGCGGAAATCCTTCGCCGTGGTCTGGCGACCGAGACGGCGGACGCCGGCCGGGGCGGAGTCGTACGCCTGGCGCAGCGTCCTATTCACGGTATCGCTGAGGAGCAGCGGGAAATCGGACGTTGACTGAAGCGCCCGTTCAATCATCCGACCGGTCGACATTCCCGTGGTCGCAATACCGCGAGTGCGAAGGCAATCGCGTGCGATTTCCGGGATCGTCAGGCCGACGAACTGTCGGGCCGCTTCGCTCGGCTGGTGAGATGGATGCGTGCGCGTGTAGAGCGCCTCGCCGATCGCCCTGGCGCGAGCCTCCGGATCGTTGAAGTCCGTCCCGACGATCGCCTGCGTCCTGATCTCGTTCGCCGGCGCCGAGCGGTTGCGCATGATCTCGAACGCGCCGGTACGGGCCGACTCGATTGTCGCGTTGGCGTCGATTTGCGCATCGATCCACGTCTGGTCGAGCGAAGCGACTCGAGCGATCGAGCGGATTTCCGCATTGACCGCGGCACGATCGGCGACGCGGCTTTCGGGCATCGGCGCCGGGGAAGGCGTGGCCGGGGTAGGAGGAGTGCCAGCGGCCCGCGTCACGGCGGCCGGCGGTGTGGGTTCCGGCGTGGCGACCGGGGTTGCTTCGGGCATGCCTTGGCTCCTAATGCCAGTGCGTGCGTCGGCGGGGACTGGGACAAGCGAAATCTCGACGACTGTCCAGCGCGTCGCGGTCAAATAGCGCGCGCCGTCGCGGGTCGATTCCTTCGCTTCGTTGATGATGTAGCCGGTCGAAACGCCGAACGTTTGGCCGGCGTCGAGATCAATCGCGACACGATCGGCGATAGGGTTTGCGCGGGACAGCCTCACCGAAGCGAGGGCTTCCCCGCCGGCGACGCGAACGTTGCTGGCTCCCCCGATCTGGCTTGAGAGGCTGCCCCGCGCATGGCTATCCAGAACGGGCAGCGCATGGGCGGCTGGCTGCATACCCGCGACGGACAGCACTTCGAAAAACGGACCGCGCGCGTCGCGGCGCGGGACCGGGGCTTCGGTCGCGAAGACGACTTCGAAGCTGCGTTCCTGCGAATTCCACGATGCCGGTGTCAGCGGCGCGGCGCGAGTGAGAATAGCGACGGCTTCGCTCACGTGTCTGCCCCTTGCGGCTGCGCCGGGGCGGGCGGCGTCGGTTTTACTTCGAATTGCAGGCCAAGACGTTCCGCGTCGGCGCGATCCTGCGCGATCTCGGCGTCGAGCGCCTCGAGGTCGTAGCCGCGGGCGGCGACTGCCTGGCGGCGGCTCATTAATCCTGCATTGATCGCGAGGATTTCAGCCTGCGCGTCGCGCAGCGGGTCGACCCATTCATTTTTCGGCGGAAGCCAATTAGCCGCGAAGTAAGGCTCCGGGTCGGTTTCGAACCCCGGCGCATCAAGCCGTCCGGACAGGACTTCCGTCGTGATCCAGCGACGCCACACGGGATCGCAGAATCGATTGATGATCGTTCCGAACTGGATCGCTTCAGCGCGCCGACGGAACTCGATCTTGCCGTCGCGCATCGACGAATAGTTGCCTTCCGACCGATCGGCCGAGAGCTCTTCGAAGGGAACGCCAAGTCCGGAGGCTACCTCTTTTGCCGTGAGCTTCATGAAGGCGATCACTTCGGCGCCGACCTCAGCCGGCTCCGAGAAACGAACGTCTTGGCCGGGCGCGAGAACCTTCAACGTCCCCGGTTCAAGGCCACCTTCGAGATTGCCGCGGCCGTCAGACTCGCCATCGAAACCGCCGGCCTCGCCATTGGGGTCTACAATGAAGCCGGCCAACAATGCGGCGACCTTCTGGCGCGTAAGTTGCGCGTCGTGGCTCGAGTCGAGATCGGCGAGCCGCAAGAGGATCGGCGCGAACCAAGAGACGCCGCGAACCTGGCCCGGCGTGGTGACCTTTAGAACATGCACAACGTCTTCGGCCGGCAGGCGCAAGAGTTGCAGCGCCGGCATGATCGGCAGGCCCGGCCGTTGCCTCCATGCGTGGTAGGCGACGCGCCGCCCGGCGTCGTCATATTCGACGCCGGCGACGATGCGCGCCCCGCCTTGGAGTTCGGTGTGGTACGCGCCAGAGACTTGCTCGCCGTCCATCAGGCGCAGGCGCAGGCGACCGGCGCTGTCATGCGCGAAGACCGCGAAGGCTTCACCGTCGACGACAAGGCGCCGCGCGACGATATCCTGAAGCCCGTAGAAATCGGCGAGGCCGTCAGCATCCGCTTCGCGCGTCCAGCGATCGAAGGCGGCGTTGATCAGCTTGCGGGTAGCAGCGTCAGGGTGCGCGGACTGCGGCTTGATCCCCGCTCCGACAAGAGCGGACGCCCAAGCGTTCACGCCGCCCGCTGCATATCCATTGTTCGCTTCGAGATAGCGCGCGCGGCGCGCGAGCGTCTGTCGAGCCGCAATCTGCGATGCGAGTGGAAGATCGATATGGCCGGCGTTGCGAAGACGCCGGCCGCCGGCCGCGCCGTCGAACCCCATCGTCCGCGTCTGGAAACGCGCCGCCTGGCGGGAGAGGCCGAGGCCTTGAAGTGCCCGGGCGATGATCTCGCGGCCGATCATCAGTCGCCCCAAACCCCGCCCAAACGAATGTCGGCCCGCGATGCCCGCATGCGCATGACCGCGGCGGCTCGCGAGACGTTGAGCGGCGTGAACCGGACGATCGCAGGAAAGGCGCCGAGGCCTTTGTTGATCTGGGCCAAGGTCCCGCAAAGAGCGACATGGGAGGGGTCGTTGCCGAAAGGAAGTTCGATCGTCACCCCGAAGATTTCGTTGACCGAAATCCCGTCGCAAAGGTCCTGCGACGTCTTCGCGATATCGCGGAGTTCTTCAGCGACCGCGCCCGCCATGCGGCCAACGATCTTCGCCGCGGCGAGCATGGAACGACCCTGCTCGAATTCGTCCTCGGCCATGATCGCCAACAGCGCTTCGAGAGCGGTGTACTGGCCTTTGTCGAGCAATTCCTCCCGATAGGGCAGATATCCTCGACGGACGATGTTCTTCAGCCCATCGGTATCGACCTTGAGGAGGGTGCAGAAGTCGGTCCGGGTCAGCATGGGGCGGCTCTCATGGTGAATTTTGTGACACCATGCCTCACGACTCGATTGGAGTCAAGATAGACACCATTACGACTGATTTTTGATGAATTTCCGTGGTGGCGTGTTTTGCGGCGGCCGATCGTCTTCTCGACGTTCGCTCGTTTTCGCTTCGGCAAAATCTCGACGCGCCGCAGCGCGCGCGAGCGCGCCCACCAAACCAGCAACGGCGGGGTCAAGGGGCGGGTGAACGCCCGCCCCCTTACGCCGGCGAGTCACGCCGCTACCGGCTCATTGAGCGCGTCCCGGGCCGCGTCGATTGGATCGCGCCCGGGATGGGGATTGAAATATGTCTGAGCGATCGGGCCTTCCCGAAGTTCCGGCGCCAAGCGGGTAATGTAGGCCAGAAGATGCAAGGCGAGCCCGTTGAAGCGCCTCTCCAGAATCCTGACCTCCTCTGTTGACGGCCCGCGGCCGAAGGGGCGGCCGATGCAGCCGATCGTGTCGTCGAAGACGTCGACCATAATTCCGAGTTGCAGGACGGCGCCGAGGGAACACTCGGCCGTGTTCATGTGTGCCAGCGATTCGAGTAGCCGCCGACGGTCCAGGACCGCGTTTTCCGCGTCTTCGATTTTGATCTGACGGAGACCCTGCCTCTCTCGCGGCCGAACTTCGTCCAAGGCGCTGTAAGCGTTGATCAGATCGCCAATTTCGTTCGCCAGGGCGCGAATATCGGGTGCGAAGCGATTCGGTACTGCGGACGGAATTCGGGTATCTTGGGAGTCGGCCATGTCGAACCTCATGCGTTCGGTTTGGTTAGGGCCGCCAGCGGGGTGCAAGCCGCTTGCGGCCCGCATTTTATGGGCCTAAGAATTAACCATGTCAAATGATGGGCCCAAAAAATCCGGACGGGGGCGGCCGACTGTCGATAGTGAAGCCGTAAAGGTTCGTCTCGAACGCAACGCGCTCGATTCGCTCGACGGCTGGATTGCGCAGCAACCAGACCCGAAGCCTAGACGGCCCGAAGCCATTCGTCGTCTTTTGTCGAAGATCTTAGGTAAGTAGAAAGAAAGTCATTCGGGCGTGAAATTCAATCCATACGACATAATTGCCGCGATGGAGTCCAGTTTCAACCAAGGCGGCCGAAGCGACTTAGTCGCTTTCATCGGCACCCATATCCAAGCCCGTCGATGGATAATCGCCGCTGATTTCAACGTCGAACTGCAGCATGACGCTGCCTCGCGAGTGTTCGCGTTTTCGTGCTTTCCGATGGTCAACGGATATCAGCATGCGGTCGAAAAGCTTAATCATGTATTTCCGCACGATTTCAAGAAGGCCGTACGTATCACAAATAAACACAAGAAATTTGTTCGTGGAGCAGATTGTTTTTCCTTCGTCATAATGGTGCCGCCACCCAGATTGTGCTTCAACGAAGGGAGTCGAAAAGTAAATTTAGCTGACGCACAAGGTCTTCTATTCGATTCAAAAAACAGTCCATATGCGAGTAAATTGCTTCCGGAGCATAGGAAGCATCTGAATGATCTCTATCAGCGAGCGTTGCAGAACTCGTTCAGCCTAGATTTATTTGAGAACGTTCTATTATTGGCGACGTTTTATACATTCATAACCAAGGCGATCGCATCTAACGTCGATCTCGAGTTGGTCGGCTGGTTCCCGGATCGCGACAAGATGACGACGATTTGCAATTCTGCATGGTCATCACTCGCGCACATGATCTTTTTAGAAGCTTGGTATCAGAAGCATCCTGGGAAAAAACCCCCTCAAATTGGGTTGTGGGATCATCGAACACGGGGCAACGAGGCGGTGTATGATCCGCTGATCAAGGTGCCAGATTTCCTCGCCGCAACCTTGTGCCGGTGGCACTTGAGCAACAACCTTCTGGCTCTTCCCGACGGAATGAGTCGGCGCGGCGCCAAAAGGTACCGAGAGTTGATAAAGGCGTGGGTGCCTGAAAACCCTAGACTTTGGTTAGGCCGGTTGTTCGCTGAAGACGGGTTCTACAGATCGAGCAGAGTGATCGCAGCGACCACAAAGAAGCGGTTGGCAGAAATTACTCCTCCTAGCGATCCATCCAAGTCGACCTGATTACGCGCGGCGGCGCCTTCGGCGGCTCGGCCGACTTCAATTCCGCCTCCCGCATTTCGAAATTGATCATCACGCCTTGGCGGGCTGCAAAGGCGTACACCATGCAATCGAGCGCCTCGGCCTGGGCGCCGGGCTTGCGCTCGAAGCGGCGCACGGGCATGCCCCGGACGTATCGCAACACCTTCCGTTCCGAGCATAGCTGTTCGAACCAAACGGGCTCCAAGCTGTCCGAAAAGCGGATCGATCGGCCGCGCGCCAGGCGGCTGGCGATCGTCGTCTTCAGACCGTCGACGCCAACGAGAAAGAGGCGCCCGCCCTTCACTTTCGTCTTCGAGTGCTGAAGTGCTGGCCGCGATCCGAAGACGCCCTTGCCGGCCATGATCCGGCGCGACAGACGGGGGAAACAAAACGCATAGACCTTGTCCGTCCAGTCGCCGTCGCCGGAATCGACAATCATCGCGTCGACCTTCAGCTTTCCGCCGTGCGGATGCGTCCAGCGCGAGCGCGCCAGTTCGTCCAACTCCGCCCATGTCGAATCGTCGTCAGGCGAGCCCCAAATCACGGTATGCGCCAGAGCGATCGCATCCGTTCGCGACCATCCGACAATCGTCGCCTCGAGGCGATCATCTTGCACGTCGACGCCGACGGTGATCGCCAGAACTTCCGGCGGAATGCGCTCGAGCCCGATCGGCTCGACGCGCTGTTGCAGCGCCAGTTCATCTGTCTCGTCCTCGGCGTCATTCCAGCCTTCGGCCAGGACGGTATTGACGAAGGGCTGCAACAGATCGGGGTCGTCCTTCGCACGAAGAAATTCTTCGGCGAGCTTGGCCCACGATGCATTCGCCAGCGGCGACACCAGCGCGTTGATCATGAAGCCGGCATGGCCTTCGACTTCCGGCGCCTGCGCGCGCCAGCGGCCGTCGGCGAGCATCTGCATCTTGTGGCGTTCGGGAATGAGATCAGCGCAGTGTTCGCACCGATAGGCCGCAGTTTCCGGTCGGCCTTCCTGCCATTCGATATGCCGCCAACGCAGGAAGACGAAGGCGCCACACGCCGGGCAGGGGACTTCGAAGATCCTCCGATCGCTCGACGCATAGGCGCGCAGCACGTTCGACGTCTCGACATGCAGAGGCGTCGAGCCGATCACAATTTTGCGGTCGGGGAACGCGAGAGTGCGCTTCTCGGCGAGCGCGATCGGCGATCCTTCGGCGCCGGGCTCCATCGCGTCGGCTTCGTCGACAAGCACGATGCGCGCATTGTGTCGCCGCAGATTGCGCGGCGACTTCGCGGCGACGATCTTCAGCGAACCGCCGGGGAAGCGTCGAGACAGAAGCGTGTTGCGGCCGGCCTCGCCCGAATCCGCTTCGAGCAACCCGGCGAGCGCCGGCGACGCCTCGAAGATCGGCTCGATATCGGACACCATGTAGTCGCGGGCGTCGGCCTCGGTCGGGAGGAGCGCCAGGACGGGCGAGGGCTCGTTTGCTGCGAAATGGCCGAGCGCGCCCGTCAACAACGTCGTGAAGCCGAGTCGGGCCGATTTGACGATTGTCACGCGCTCGATGGCGGGATCGGAGATCACGTCTGCGATCTCGCGCTGATACGGCCAAAGCCGGACCCTGCCTGGCTGCGCGGAGACGCCCTGCGGAAGACGAAGGCTAGCTTCGATCCATTCGGAGAGCGGAAGGCGTGGCGGCGGCCGAAGGGACGCCAACGCCTCCCGCTGCGCGACAGCGAGGCTATCCATTTGCGGCCTCCTCGAGGGCTTCGCGAATTTCGGAATCGACGATCTCGATTTCGGCGAGTGTCAGATGCGGCGCCCGCATCCGGACCCGGCTCGGCACTGCGAGGATGCGCGAGCGGACGCCGACAAGGATCGCCTGCCAGCGCGCCTTCACGTCGGCCGCCGGCACCATGTCGCCGCGTTGGGCGGCGTTCTTCATCGCCCGTTCGTCGGCTTGCTCGCGCGCCAGGCGCGCGCGCTCGGCCGTCAGGGTTGCCACGCCCGACTCGCCACCACGCCCGGCGGCGATCTCCCGAAGGCGGGTGCAATAAGCCCGGATCGAAGCGTCCCGGTCGTAAACACCCTTGCCGAGCTTCACGATGTAGCCGTCGCCGGCCAGATCGCGGATAGTGCGCTCGTGCACGCCGAGAAGGTCGGCGAGCGCGCGACCCGATATTCTTGTCGGCGTTGGCCCGGCTTCGTTCATTGGAGTGTTGCGGCCGGCAGACCTGATGGGTCCGATATCGAATCGAGCAGGTTCCGCACCGCGCCTTGAATGTGGGGCGCGTGTTGGCTCATGTCGGCCTGAAGGCTTTCGCGGATACGATCGATCAGCGCCGGGTCGGACGCTGCGAGATCAATCAGCGTCGCCCGGAGGACGTAAACGGTACCGATCATTTCAACGACCAGGCGTTGCAAGGTCGTTGCGTTTTCGATCGCCAGCGCCGCGATATCGCCGATCGGCGGGAGTGGTGCTTCCGTCATGGCCTCGCCCTCATTCGCCTTGTACGCCGCCGAAGGTGAAGTTCCCGCGCTGCACCTTCCCGAGAGCGCCGATCCTCGCGGTTTGAGCGTTGACCGATGCGCCGAGGCCGGCGACGGCGGCCTTCGCCTGCGCAACCTTGCCGATGAAGGCGTCGATCGACGACGAATCCACTTTCGGTGAGAAGGTGGTGTTGAGGCCGTCCATCGCTTCTTTTGCGCCCTCGGCTTCCGTCTTCGCCTTCTCGATTTCTTTGGTGTCGACCTTCGGCATCGCCTGGCCGTCGAAATCGCCAAGGCCGAGCGGTCCCTTACCGCCTGCGCCTGGCATCCACGACTTGCCGCCCCGAAGCATTTCCGGATAACCGGCGGTCGACGCCAGCGCCTTGCGATCCTTCTCAGGCGTCGCAGCGGCGATGCCGGCAAGGCCGAGGCCGGCGATCCCGAGCGGCGAGCCTGCGGCCGCAGCGCCGGCTCGGGCGGCCCATGACCAAGGCAACATGGCTCCCTTGAATGCGCCGGCAACGCCGCCGCCGCCGAGGTATCCCCAGAGCCCGGCACCGGTGGTCGCAGCTACGCCCGCCCCCAGCGCGCCGGTGCCGGCTGCTATTGCGCCGTTCGGAAGGTCGATCCCTTTTTTCGCAGCGCCGGCGAGGAGGTCGGCGCTGAATTTTATCAGCCCCTCGTTGGCCTGGCCGACGCGGATGGTGAGCGAATCGAGCGACGCCTCCAACCTGTTCATCGAGCCCGCGACGCCGGCGTTGCGCTTGTCGCCGATCCCGCCCGCGAAGCCTTCGGTAACGCTGTTGATCGCCTCTATAATTTGCTTGAACCGATCGACATTTTCGGCGAGCGCCGAAACCTTGCCGCCGTGCTGGCTCGTGAAAAGCGCATTCAACTGCTGAAGCGAGGGGTTGCTTTCGAGGATTTTGGTCAGCAGGCCTTCGATATCGACGTTCTGGATCGCGTTCTTGTAGAAGTCGCCGGCCAGCTTCGCGATCTTCTGCGCGTCCTGGGCCTTGGTCTGCCCCTTCTTGTTCTTCTCGAAGGACTGCGCGATCACTTCCGAGACTTTCGAAACGAAATCGTCCCGATTACCGACCGCCTCGGGATCGTCCATGATCTGCTGCAGCTTCGAAAGCTGATCGCCGCTGAAGCTCTTTCCGAAGCGTCGCTTCGTCATCGACTCCAAATTGTTCGGGTTCATGCCGCCGCCGCGAGCATACTGGTTATAGTCAATGCCCATGGCCGACAGGGCGTCCAGCCCCTTCGAGGTCGGGCTGACCAGCTTCGACGCAATCGCGCGGGTTGCGACGCCGCCTTCATCGCCGCGATAGCCTGCGCGCGATAGCGCAGCCATGATCCCGAAGATCGTCTCATTCTTGAAGCCGCCCGCATGGCCGGTTGCGGCGCCGAACTTTGCGCCCAACTGGATATCGGAGTCGTCCATACCGCCGACTTTCGCCGCCTTCACGGCGATATCGATTTGGCGCTGCATCGCCTTGCGGGCCTCGCCCGCTGTTTCGATATGCTGGCCGGTCGAAAACAAAATCGTTTCCATCGTAACAGCCGCGTTTTCCATCGTCGTGTTCATGGCGCGGGCGTAGTCGGCCAATTGCTCGGTCATGGGCTCGACGAAATCCTTTTTGACGCCGCGGCCGGCGAGCTTCTGCTGAGCGTGCAGTATCTCGCCCGGCTTCAGCCCCTTTTCGGGCCCAAGCCGGAGCGCCTGCTTCATCCTCGAGTCCATCTCCTCGGGCGACAGATCAGCCATCGCGCCCTGATACCGCAGCGTGTCGTCCGCCTCGCGATATTGTTGGACGGTCTTCTTGCGAAGCTCGTTTGCCTTGTGTCCTCCCGCCAGGCCGAGGGCGCCGCCGATCATTTTCCCGGGCGTCAGGCGCCCGGCTTCCGCGCTGGCCGCAGCGGCGGCCAGCCCTTTGTTGAATGTCGCCTGCTCGCGCTTGACGTTCCGCAGGGCTGCAACCGTCTGGCGCTCCCACGCGCGGACGTCGTTCGCCTGCGCCTTCGTCCATTTCGACGCATCGGCCGCGAGGTTCGCGCTCTTTGCGTAATCGACCCACGCTTTGCGAACGGTGTCGATATCGTTCGCCTGCAACTTCAAGCCGGCGAGAGATTTCGTGAAACGGTCCGTGGCGCCAGAGCCCTGCATGGCCTTCGCAGCAGCCTTGGCGTTGGCTTCGACGTCCTTCAACGCCTGTGCCGCCGTTTTTGCCTCTTTGAGATCGGCCTTCACCAGAATTGCGAGTGTCGACTTGAGCGTGGTCATGATGTCACCTTTCCGAGCCGTTCAGCAACGGCCCGCCCTTGGAGATTTCATTCGAGATTGAAGCGTCGGGGTTTCCTGCCCCGCAGTCCGGTCGCGTTAGGAAGGACCCGTCAGAAGGGGATTGCATCGGGGTCCTCCGGCATGGGCTCTGCGGCCTCGACGGTCGAGACGACGGCGTCGGCGTTCTCGCGCAGGCTGGCGATCTTCAGCGTCGTGTTGAGGGCCAGGTGATGCCTGGCGCGCGCCTTGTCGGCGGCGTCAACGACCTCTTGGATCGCGGGCGCATACTTGACGGTCAGCCAGATATGGCGCGCGGCGCTCGCCAGGACTTCGACCGAGAAACCGCGAAACTTCGGGAAAGCGCTGGGATCGCGATCATCGTCAGCGTGAAGAACTGCCCACACGAGAGCGTCCACGTACGTGGCGCTCAGGCGGTTCGCTGCGGCCGGGATCGCGTCGAGCATGGTCCCGATGATGAAACTCGCCTCATCCTCGGTTGCCGCGGCGAAGGTCGCGGCGCGCAAGCGGTCGATTTGCCTGGCGAGATCGGATGGGGCCGGTAGAGTGTCGAGCCGGCCGATCGCCGCAACATAGTTCCGCCGTTCGGATTTCAACGCTTGCAGCTTGAAGACGTCCGACGAATTCGCGACACGCCGGGCCACCAGCGCTTCGAGGTCCCCAACCCGGTCGAAAAGGCCGCGAACCGTGTTCATACTGGCGGAGACGACCGCGGGCGGTGCGGCTACCGCCTTCGGGTTGGCTGCGAGGCGCGTCATTGGCCCCTCCCGCGAAAGGCGATTTCTACAGCGCTTGGTGGTCTGTAGCCCGCGCCTTGCCGTGGGAAGTCGACGACGACCGGGGTCGGCTCATCGGTGTATCGCTCGCCGTTCAACCAGGTCGCGGGGTGCGGCGTGAACTTCTCCCGCTTCGCCGGATCAGGTTCGCGATCGCGCTCGGCCGCGAAGCGGGCCGCGGCGCGGATCAAATCCTCGGGCGAGGCGCCGCGCTTGAGAGCGGCGGAATACGACTTCCGGGCCGCGCCCTTTCCGACGCGGCGGGGATAGGTCTGCCAGAACGCCTCGAAGCCGTCGTCGGCGTCCTTCGCGTCCGATTTCGAAACCGATCGCGATGGCGGAGAGAGACTCTCTCCCTGATGTTCATTGGAGGGTGTTATTTGGAGGGTGTTAGGGTGGGCAAAAACCGGAGGGGTCCCCTGGGCAAAAACAGGAGGGGTGCAGGGTGTTTTTGCCGAGGGGTGGGCAAAAACAGGAGGGGTTACCCCTATGGTTTTTTCCGAGGGGTATTGATCAACCCCTCCGGTATTTGCCGAGGGGTCCCCTCCGGAAAATCCCGAGGGGTCGGCCTCAACCTCTGTTGATTTTGCCCAGGGGTTGTTGCTCCGGATCGCCATCTGATAGCGGGTCGATCGACCCTGCCGCTCGAAGGGCGTCAGGTGACCGTTGCGCACAAGGGCTTGGAGCGCATCCCGGACACCGGAATCGTCCTTCAGGCCCAGATCGGCTGCCGCGGTTGCGATGGACGGCCATGCCCAACCGCCGTTGTCCTCATGCATGTACTTCGTCGCCAGCAAGATCGCGACGCGCGCTGCGACCTTGGGGAGCGTGGCGTCGGCTGCAACGTTCGCCAGGAAAGTGAGCTTCGTGTTGCCGAAGGCCTGAAGATCGTCAGCCATTGGCCGCCTCCATCTGCCTGGCGATGGAGATCAGGCGGCCAGCGATTTCGTCCTTCGCCTCGAAGATGGCGGCAGGGTTGCTGCGCAGCGGATCGTGAATTCGGCGCACCGCGTGCGCCAGTTCAATCAGTTCGCAGGCGGTAGACTGGCGCGAATCAGTCGTGTATTGTTCGCGCGCTTTCCGATTGCCTCCGAAAGTGCTGCTAGCCCCGGTCGCGCCTGCCAGCGCACCGGGGTTTCTGCATCTAAGGGCCCTATTCAT